CCAACAGCAACAGCACAACCAACAGCAACAGCACAACCAACAGCAGCAGCACAACCAACAACAAAACCTAGCGCATCACAAACACAAACGCCAGCGCAACAGAACACTAATAAAATTGATAAAAAAGCACGTAAAGCCGCAGGTAAAGCTGCTATGGCTACACAGCAGGCTGCAGCTGACGCTCAGAACAAACCTGGATGGGCACGGACCGCTGATGATAAGATAAGAATACAGGCCGCAAAAGGTGTTAATGCTAATGCTGCCGGATCTTTTAAGTCAGGAGCAGCTAAAATCCGTTCTAAAGGTCTAAACATGAGCATGTACACTGAAGAAGCTCTTCCACAAGCTACACTAGACAAAGCATTCATGCAAGCTGCTCATGATGCTGCCAAGATGGGCTATGGACTAGATCCAAACACAGGTAATATCGTTGACCAAGGTGGTGCCGCACAAGGTCCTATGGGTGGAGGCAATCAAGGTGCTGCCCAGGGCGGTGGCAGTGCTTGGGACAGTTTTAAACAAGGTGTCGCTGGAGGTCTAACTGGACAGCAAGCAGGCGATGCTTCTGGTGGCGGACAAAGCGGTATACAAGGTTCGCTAAACGTCAATGCGTTAACACAGCTATTGCCTAATGTCAATCCAGCTCAATTAAAAATGGCTGTGAGCACGGTCAAGAGCGGTGGACAGTTAAGTAGGACACATCAAGCAGTGCTAGCATCTGCTATGATCGATCTGATGAAAGCTGATCCTGCTACTACACAAAAAGCATTCACGCTGTTAAAACGAATACAGGCTTAAAAGAAAGGCAGTCCAGAAGTCTTAGCGATTTCTATATTTTCTTTTACTAACTTCTGTATTATTTCTCTTTCCTCATAGCTGAGGTTCATGGCTTCGGTATAAGACATTCCTCCACGCAGGTACCATATACATCTAAAAGCTTCAAGTTTAACGTCTTTGGCCTGTTCGTCAAGGGCTTTCGTCTCAGCCAGGATTTCATCAATCGTTAACGACGAAAGCCTGAACCGAAAAAATCCGAGCTGTCCATGTTAAGATCTACGGACCATTCGTGCTCGCATTTGGAACATTTGGCTTTAAATGAGCTCATAGTTCCGCTTTCTTTGCTTTTGTTTACAGCATCAGTGATAGATTGGAATATAGATTTATCAGCGTTGGTTAAAAATTCTCTGATAAACTCTGGATTATCTGTGCTACCTTCTGTACTTTCGATCTTACTAATACAATTAACAGCAGAATCGATAGTCAAATCAGTGAGCTTGACAAAACTTTCTTGGAACATCCTAACTTTTTCCTGTTCCTCGATACGATCATCATTGATGATAGAAAATATACGCTGGTGTTCAAATGCTTTTAAGCTGACTTTGGTCAATTGATTGTAGTCCATAGGACGTAGATGAACCAACATACTATCGCCTATCTCGACAGTTTTATTGAAATTTACTTTGTTAAGACTATCTAACACATTCCTTAGATCAACAGCTAGATCATTTACAGTTTCGCATTTAGGACAACCTGCGGTGACATCCATTTCTTCGCCGTAGGTAGCGATACGGATAGCTACTAAGATAGCATCAACATCTAAGCTAGGCACTGCCCAACCATCTTTGATGTTAGGTACACAGCTACGTATAACTTCTACAGTAGCAGCACCGTTCATCAGCGCATCTGGTGTTTTAAACAACAGTTCATCTCGAGCTGTCATAGCAAACACAGGATACTCGTTGTTGATAGTTTTTTCTAAAGCACCTTCTGGGTAAAACTCTCCTTTGCTAGGCAGCGAAATCCAAATTTTGGGCTGTCGAAAAAATGCTGCTAGAGGATTTTTATCTGTTTTCACAGCAGGTGCTGGCTGCGCAGATGTTGGGTTTAAGTTGTTGATAAATTCTGCCATTTTCTATACCTATAAATATAATAGTGTTCAGATATTTATATGCGTAGATTTCTGGCATTTTCATAATTGGTAGGAAAGATGGCCATACAAAAAGTACAAATCCTGGGTGGTGAACTAGACGGTGTCGTTATTGAAAACGCTGCCAGCGAAGCTACCTTACAGGAAATTATCAAATCGGTCAATTCTATCAACAAATCCATGGGCGGCAGTTCTGGTGGCGGTGGAGGCGGTGGTGCTGCTAACAGAGCAGACAATACTGATAAAGCCAAATCTGAATGGGGTAAAAAACTAGCTAAAGGCATAGGTGCTTTAGCAGGAACTACTACTAATCTCGCTGGCATGATAGCCAGCGGCAGCGACAAGATGAGTGAATATTCAGCGGCGCTGAATAATGGACTGATCAAGAATTTGCCTTTCGTTGGAGAAACACTTGGTGCTCTAGGAGATGTGTTTGTCCAAGGTGTTAAAGTACTAGAAGGTTGGAACGATAATCTTAAAAAATCATCGTCATATGGTGCTAATTTTAACAACAGCATCATGGAAATGAGATCAGTAGCAGCCGGTCTTTACCTAGACATGGACGGACTTAGTCAATTAATAGCTAAACGCAGCAAAGATTTTGCTATGCTAGGACGAGGAGTCACTGAAGGTGCGAGAGAAGTTTCAGATTTTTCTCGAGAAGTTTATAAAGGTTCAGGCGGTGTTGGTGAAAGGATGCTTAACTTGGGCAGAACTGTTGACCAACTAGCAGACAACATGACCTCTTGGTATACCATGGTCAACCGAGGTGTGAGAGACAATAGGATACAAGGACCAGCAGCAGCCCAAGCCTTTGAAAGTTACATGAAAAACATCATGTTGATTTCTAGGATGACTGGAGAAAGCGTAGAGGATCTACAGGCAAAAGCTGAAAAAGAAAGTCAAAACGCAGCTTTCCAATTAAAATTAAACAGCTTGGCTCCTGAAGCTAGAAACCGTATCATGCAACAGATGACCTATTTCCAAAGCATGTATGGCGAAACTGGAGCTGAACTGTTTAGAGCACTGTATCTAGGAGTAGCACCACAGACTGATGCTGCTCAATTGTTAATGACACTAAATCCTCAACTGGTAGCAGAAGCAAGACGAGGACAAGCTCTAGCTAAATCAGGACTAGATGAAGAAGAATACGGCAAGCGTATGAGAAGAAGCAGAGCCGAAAGTCTATTCCAATCTGCTAGACTAGGTAAAGCCAATGACGCACTTTATTCTATGATAGCCAGTGGTGCGCCTGGCATGAAAGAAATAGGGCAGTCCACGGAAGCATTAAACAGGACTACTCTAAAAATTGCGAACATGAAATCTGTAGATGAGATAGAAGGATTCTTGTTACAGCTTGAAAATCAAAATAAAGAAGGTGATCCATTAACTAGGATATTAAATGCGTTTGGACTCAGCGCACACGACTTCCAGACAAAAGTGATAGATGTGCTATTGCCGATATTAGAAGGTATAGGTAGCGAATTGATCAAAGCTGGTGTAGCTGACAAGATGAAAGAAATGGGCACGACACTAGGCCGATGGGTAGGTGAGTATCTACCCGATGCTGTAGGATTTTTTGAAGAACTTACAGATGCTAATGGGTGGAAAAGATGGAATGTCAAGATCGAATCATGGTTTAGCACTATAACTGCTTATCTAAGATATGCTATAAGGAAAGCCTTTGAAAGTCCTGAAGCAGATAATCAACTAAAACAAGAATTAGAAGAAGTACTCAAACAGAAAGAACGTGATCTAGCAGCTATTCCTAAACCAGCAACACCGATAGCTGACGCAGCAAGACGTGGTTATGCTGCGGCATTAGAAACACAAAGAAGAGAAGCACGTGAAGCAGCCGCTGGCGGCGGTGCTCCTATTCCCGGAGGACCTGGACCTGCTCCACAAGGTTATACTTATGGTCCTCAGGAAAACATGACCGACGGCAGCAACGGTCGACTACCAGACAGCGCATTAGCTAGCATAGGACAAGGACGTCATAGATTACAACCAAGCGCGGCTAGAGCTTTTATAGCCATGGCTGATGCTGCTCGTCGAGAAGGTATCAATCTAAATGTAACTGATTCATATAGAACATTCGCAGAACAAGTAGACGTTAAAAATAGAAAACCCACACTGGCTGCTCGACCAGGATTTTCTAAACATGGTTGGGGATTAGCAACAGATATCAATGTACGTGATCCTAAAGTTTTTGATTGGCTAAAAAGGAATGCTACTAGATTTGGATGGGAAGGGCCTTTACAACAACCATACGAACCATGGCATTGGCAATTTAAAGGAATGAGTACTGGTACCTTAGGTACTATGGGAAAATTGTTTGGAGAGTTTGGAGCAGGAACTCCTGTCGAACTACACGGACGAGAAGCTGTTATCACACCTAGCCAGATGGAAGATATAATCTCAACAGGCGGCAAGGTTAATGTAGGAGAAATGATCAATGATCTAAATTCTAAGATGAACACTCTTATCAGCATCTATAAAGAAAAAATAGACATTAATAAATCTCACCTAGAAACTTTAAGACATCAATCAGGTAATATGATCTATGCCTAATAGCAATGTAGAAATAATCATATCAGGAACCAGAGGCGTTATAGACAACGCAGTTTCTGAAGCCAGCTTACAAGAACTTCTTAAAGCTATACAGAAACTTGACAAAAATTCAGGTGGAGAAACTAACAGAGGAAGCACTGCCGGTGCTGCCGCAGCTTACGAAAAAAGCTCAAGCGAAATAGCGGATTCTATATCAAAATTAGACAGCAAAGCTGCTAATGCTATCAAAAAAAGCGTAGACATGTTCAAAGGTGCTATGGACAGAAACACTAATACTTTTAGTGATTTTGCCAGAGTAATGAACGATACTTTTATCAAGAAAGTTCCGTTAGTTGGCGGGCTAGTTGGAGGTTTCCTTGATATATTTGTGATGACCACAGCGGTAGTAGAAGGTTGGAACTCGACTCTTAAAAAGACTTCTGCTGTTGGTGCTAACTTTGGTAATAGTGCGTTGGCTCTACGTCATGCTGCTGCTAATGCCAGGATGGATTTAGATGAATTTGCTAATCTGGTAGTTTCTAATGCTCAAGGGTTATCTCTATTATCTGGAGATGTTAGATCAGGCGCTGAACGCCTATCTATGAGTTTTGAAAATCTATATAATGGAACTAGTGGTGCTAGAGAAAGACTGTTACAGCTGGGAATAAATCAAGAAGAATCTGGAGATATGTTTGCTAAATGGTTGATAATGACCAATCAGGGCAATCAAGAAAATACACAGAGGACAGCTAATCTTAACAAAGCGTTTGTTGGTTATATAGAAAACCTAGATGCGCTAGCATCTATGTCAGGAGTTGACAGAAAATCTCTAGCTCAAAAAGTAGCAGCAGTTGAACAAGATGTGATCTATCAAAGATCATTGGCAAAATTAGATCCACAAGAACAAGGCAAGATGAGAACTAGACTGACTAGGATGATAGCTCTGTTTGGAGACCAAGGTGCCGACTTACACAAAGCACAGGCGGCAAACACTACACCAGTCACGCAAGGTGCTTTCCAAATATTGGGATTAGCACAGGGTATGAGACAGGTTCTAGAAGAAGATCTAAGACAGGCTAGAGATCATAATGTAACCGAAGAAGAATACAACAAAGGTGAATCTGAAAGAACTTTTAAATTGTATCGAGTAGGATTACAGCATTTTAAAAACAACAGGTCGTTCTTTATGGCCACACTGGCCACAGCTGAAGGTCAACGACAATTAGGCCCTGGCATGACTAAAATGTTACAAGATCTTCTTAGTTTTGGTGATATCAGCAAGATGACTGATGCTGAACTTAGGAAAGCTATAGAAGACAGTAGAAATAAAAAAAACAAATACGAAGGTATAACAAAAATCCTAGATACATTTAGTTTAGCATTCAAAGATGCTAGGAAAAACTTTTTTGACACATTGATACCTGTATTAAAAGGTATGGGAGAAGCATTAAAACCTCTACCTGCTTTATTAAAACAAGCAGGTGAAGATCTTTCTAAATGGATCAAAGATGTTGCTATGCCCGCTATGACTGCTGTATATGATAATATGTTTAGCGAAGAAGGCAGGAACAAGATATTTGTACATCTCGAAGGCTGGGCAAGATTGATGTATGTAGAAATAAAAAGGCTTATATCTGATTTTCTTGTAGCCCAAGGAGCTCCAGACAGTGTCGTAAGTTTATTTTTAGGAAAATATGACGATAATTTACGAAGAGCTCAAATGAAAAATGCGTTAGGAAGAGCAGCAGCCGGAGGCGGCATGACTTCTTCTGGAGGAGCTACAACAATACAAAGAGATGCTGGTTCTGTGATAGCACCAGACGCATCAACTGAATCAGAAACTATGACAATAGCTAACACTATTGGTGTTAATACTCAACAATTTGTCGCTCCGTCTGCTGGTGGCAAGATGACCGGTACATATCTTACACAAGATCAAACTAGAGAACTGGTGGTGCCCGGCGCTTCTGAGTTTGGATCTGCTACGGTTCCATTAGAAAATTCCACAAGAAGATGGGAATTCGCTAAAGGTCATGAACCATTTGGTGCTCCATTTAATGGTTTGATCACTGTAGCTGACATCGAAAAACAAATTGTAGAATTATGGGATGAAAAAGCTAATTCCGGAGAAGGTATAACTCTAAGGATTTCGGGATTTGATAAAGAAAAAAGTAAAGCTATTTTTGATGCTATACGAGGAAAACCAGTAACTGCTGGACAGACTATAGGTATAGGACCAAACAACCTGTTAACAGGGTCTTGGTTTAGTTATCTAACACCTAATACTGTACAAGTACAAGGATTTAGAGGAAAACCAGAAAATGAAAGGACGTTTGATCCTAGAATATTTTTTCCAGGTGAAGGACCAAAAGCAAATAATCCAGCAGCATCGACTCGAGCAGCTCCGGGAGCACCGCCCGCTTCTCGTGCGTATGGATCTCTAGGTGCTACAGGCAAGCTGTTTGAAGAATTTGGAGCAGGTACAAAAGCGATTCTACATGGCAGAGAAGCTGTAGTTACACCTCAACAGCTGGAAGGAATAGTTAATAGCAAAGATCAAATCGAGATGGTACAATTCATTTCTAGTTTAAATACTAATATGGCCAATCTTCTAGAAATAGCCAGACAAGAACTATATATAGATCAAAACAAAGCACATGTTCAAAAAGGAGTTAAAATGCCTTACATGGCATAATTGGAGAATACAGTGAGCTGGAAAAAATATTTTACACCCGTTACAGTTGGAGCGCAAACAGGGACATTCAGCCCACTGGGCAATGGTTCTCGTCCGGGTCCAGCCAAAGTAAATTATAGTTCTTACCTGCCCGACGTCTACGCAGGTACACCTAATCGTACAGAACGTTATATGCAATATGACACTATGGACATGGATTCAGAAGTCAACGCAGCGTTAGATATTCTAGCAGAGTTTTGTACGCAGGACAACAGAGACAACTATACAGGATTCCAATTCCAGTTTAAAGGCACACCTACAGCCACTGAAGTCAAGATATTAAAAGACAGTTTACAAAAATGGCACAAACAGAATCAGTTCGATACTAGACTGTTTAGGATCATTAGAAATATATTCAAATACGGTGATGCGTTCTTTGTACGTGATCCAGAAACTAAAAAATGGTTTTATGTAGATCCAGGTAAAGTTACCAAGATCATCGTCAACGAAAGCGAAGGCAAAAAACCAGAACAGTATGTTGTTAGAGATTTTAATCTCAACTTTAAGCATCTCGTAGCTACAAACATAAGCCCTAACACTAGCAACACACCCGCAGGCACAGCCAACTATATCAGCGGTGGCGCACTAGGAAGAGGCATGGTAGGAGCAGCACCTACACAGACTGGCAGCAGATTCAGCGTAAATCAAAACGAAATCGCTATAGATGCTGAACATGTTATACACATCAGCTTATCAGAAGGACTAGATAACAACTATCCATTTGGCAACAGCCTGTTAGAATCTGTATTCAAAGTCTACAAGCAAAAAGAATTGCTTGAAGATGCTATCGTTATCTATCGTATACAACGTGCTCCGGAACGTCGTGTGTTTTATGTAGACGTTGGTAACATGCCCGCACACATGGCCATGAGCTTTGTTGAGCGTGTGAAAAATGAAATCAATCAACGTCGTATACCTAGCCAAGCAGGCGGCGGACAGAACATCATAGATGCTAGCTATAATCCGTTGAGCATCTCTGAAGACTACTTCTTTCCCCAGACCGCAGAAGGTCGAGGATCAAAAGTAGATGTTCTACCAGGTGGTACTAATCTAGGCGAAATCGACGATCTACGCTACTTTACTAATAAACTATTCCGTGCTTTGCGCATACCTAGCAGCTACTTGCCAACCATGCCTGACGACAGTCAAGCACAGCATGTGGATGGCAAAGTAGGCACAGCCTACATTCAAGAACTGCGTTTTAACAAATATTGCGAACGTCTACAGAGCCTGATGATCGGAGAGTTTGATCTAGAATACAAGAGATGGTTGATAGATCAAGGCATCAATATTGACAATTCTCTGTTTGAACTTAAATTTAATCCTCCACAAAACTTCGCAGCTTATCGTCAGAGCGAACTGGACAACGCTAGAGTACAGACGTTTGCTGCTTTACAAGAAGTGCCTTACCTCAGCAAGCGTTTCTCTATGAAACGTTTCTTAGGATTGAGCCAAGAAGAGATCGTAGAAAACGAACGTATGTGGAAAGAAGAAAATGGTTCTACTGTAGCAGCAGCTCTAAACGCAGCAGCAGAATTGCGTGGAGTAGGAGTTACACCGGACGGTATTTCAGGCGATCTAGGCGATCAAACAGCAGAAGCACCAGAAGATATGGCAGCGGCTGCTGAACCAGGAACCTCAGAAGCACCAGAAACAGCAGCAGCTACAGCAGCACCGCCAGCACCACCGACTCAGCAGACTATCTAATAAATACAAGATGAAACTTTACGAATTCTTCTATTTCAACGACCAACAAAACGAGTACGTAGACGACAAACGCTACGAAAATCGTGCTGATACCAGTGTCTTAAGAAAAGACGACACACGTAAGATTTCATTGACTCTTCGACAAATCAATCAGCTTCGCAAGCAAAGCGAAGCCCATCAGTTCGAACAGGCTGCTGAGCTAGAATTTATACAGCAGATGTATGGACAGAAACCTGAAGCAGAACAGCCCGCAGCCTAATAACACAGCATTTGTACTCGGTAACGGACGCAGTAGACTGCGTGTAAATCTTGCTGAGATGAAAAAATGGGGCAAGATCTACGGCTGTAACGCACTATATCGAGAATTTGATCCAGACTTTCTAGTGGCAGTAGATGTCAAAATGATCAAAGAAATAGTAGCCGCGGGCTATCAATACAAGCGTCCTGTATGGACTAATCCTAATAAAGAAGTGTTAAATGAGCAGGGTATAAACTTTTTTAACCCTCATAAAGGTTGGAGCTCAGGTCCTACAGCACTTTGGTTAGCTGCTAGCCACGGCATAACCAACATCTATATTCTGGGTTTTGACTATCAAGGAATAGATCAAAAATTCAATAATGTATACGCAGACACTCCAAATTACAAGTGTAGCAGCGAACCTGCTACCTATTTTGGCAACTGGAGCAATCAAACTGAACGTGTGATCAAGGAAAATCAAAAAGTAATATTTACAAGGGTAGCAGAAAAAGATGCTTTCTGCCCTAAGAATCTGTCTGATATAACAGGCAATCTCCGACATATCAATTTTGAACAGTTCGAAGAGGATTTTCCTGGTTGCGTATTTAAATAATCAAAATTGATCAAAAAAGCATCATTTAATACCCAAATATTATCTTAGCATTAAATATATTCGACAGCCCCACAATATTCAGGAGGAATTAACATGGCAGACAAGAATAAAATCGCAGAAATGCTAGAGCATATCGTAAACAACGATACCGCTAAAGCAGAAGAAATCTTCCACAACTACGTAGTGGAAAAATCCCGTGAAATTTACGAAAATCTAATCGAAAGCGAATTAGAAGAAGAAGATCTAGGCGAAGAAGACGACGAAGAAAATGATGACATGGATGAGTCATTTGAAGACGTCGAAATGGGCGAAGCTGATGATGAAACTGACGACATGATCGACGATATGGAAGGCGATGATGAAGGCGGTGAAGAAGGCGAAGAAAACCCATTCGGTGACGAAGAAGGCGAAGAAGGCCATGACGAAGATGCTGAAGCAACCAAGGGCGATATCAAAGACCTAGCTTCTGCTATCGACGAACTACAAGCAGCTTTTGACCAATTCCTACAAGGCGAACAGCATGAAGAAGAAACAGGCGAACCAGGTGACCACGCAGGACACATGGACGCTGCTGCTGACGCACTAGATGGTTCAGAAGAATTTGAAACAGTCGAAGACCTAGACACAGTACGTGAATACGTAGAAAAAGTTGGTAACGATTGGGACAAAAACAATCAGAAAGGCGAAGGCAAGGCCGTAGGCGCACAGTCTGGTTCAGTAACAGGTGCTACAAATACCAAGAGCACAGTAGCTGGCAAGAATGACATGGGCGGAACAACTGCTAACATCGCAAAAGGCGGCGAAGGCGGTGGTTCAGAAACAGGTCTAAGCAAGAACAAGCCACAAGACATGAACACAGGTAACATCAATGTTCCTGGTGGAAAAGCAGGCAGTGCTTTTTCTAAGAAAGAACCAGGACATGGCGCAGAAAAGAAAGGTTCAGGCGAATCAGCTGATAACACAGCAAGTCTTTTCCGCGGTAAGAAGTAATCGGAGCCCTTTAGGTGAAAAACTACCTTAGAGAAAATCTGAGTTTCGACCAAGCGCAATTGGTTCTTGAAAGTTCCGAGGAAGGGGATAGAAAGACCCTGCATCTCCACGGTATCTGTATCCAAGGTGATATCAGAAACCAGAATCAGCGTGTTTATCCCTCTACTGAAATTGCTCGGGCTGTCAAAACTATCAACGAACAGATTGCGGGTGGATATTCAGTTCTAGGGGAAGTGGATCATCCTGCTGATCTACGCATAAATTTGGACCGTGTTAGTCACATGATCACTAAGATGTGGATGGACGGCCCAAATGGTTACGGTAAGATAAAAATACTTCCAACTCCTATGGGACAATTAATTCAAACCATGTTGGAGAACGGAGTGAAACTAGGCGTATCAAGCAGGGGTTCCGGTAACGTTTCAGAAGATGGCAGCGGTAAGGTTTCTGATTTTGAAATCATTACCGTTGACATTGTCGCACAACCAAGCGCCCCGGGAGCGTATCCCACACCAGTTTACGAAGCATTAATGAACACAACAGGCGGTTATAAGGCATTGAATATAGCAAGGGAAGTCCAAGGCGATCCTAAGGCACAGAAATACGTAGCAGAGAGCTTGATGAGAATCATCAAGACCCTCAAATAATTTGTAGGAGAATCACATGCTAGATATAGTAAAACAATTATTCGAAAACAATGTGATTTCCGAAGAGATCAAGTCGGAAATTGAATCCGCTTGGCAAACAAAGATTCAAGAAAATCGCGATGAAGTTACAGCTACACTTCGTGAAGAGTTCGCACAAAAGTACGAACACGATAAGGGCGTGATGGTTGAAGCTATTGACAAAATGATCAGTGATCGTCTACAAGGTGAGCTCGAAGAGCTTGCTGAAGACAGAAATCAATTAGTCGAAGCCAAAGCCAAGTACGCTAAGAAAATGAAAGATGATGCTAAGAAGATGGAGAGCTTTGTGCTTTCTAGACTCGCTGGCGAACTTTCAGAACTACACGAAGATCGCAAGTCTGTAGCAGAAAATTTTGCTAAACTAGAAACGTTCATTGTTAACGCTCTAGCTAAAGAAATTGCTGAATTCCACACTGACAAGAAAGACCTAGCAGAAACAAAAGTCAAACTAGTCCGTGAAGCCAAAGCAAAATTTGAACAAGTCAAGTCTGATTTCGTTAAGAAGGCTACCAAAGTCGTTGAAGCTACTGTTACCAACAAGCTAGCTTCAGAGATGAGCCAACTGAAAGAAGACATCGAAGTCGCTCGCAAGAATGATTTCGGTCGCAGAATCTTCGAAGCTTATGCTAGCGAATATGCTTCTAGCCACTTAAATGAGAAGTCTGAAACTTCAAAACTACTTCGTGTAGTTAGGGAGAAAGAAGCTGCTCTAGCAGAGGCTAAGAAAGCCATTGATGATAAGCAGTCCGTTGTCGAAAGCAAGGACCGCGAAATTCGTATCATGAAAGATACGGTACAACGTAGAGAAATTATGAGCGAACTGTTAAGCCCACTCGCCGGAGAGAAGAAAACGGTGATGAGCGAACTGCTTGAATCCGTTCAAACAGAAAAACTCCGTGGTGCATTTGACAAGTATCTCCCAGCCGTTATGGCCGGCGAGGCTCCTAAAAAGAAGGCAATTACAGAAGGCATTGAAGTTACAGGCAACAAGCAGGCTACTACAGTCAGCGGAGAAGAAAAGACCGCTGAGATTTTTACCATCCGCAAGCTCGCGGGACTTAAAGTTTAAGGAGAACAATAATGTCAGAACTATTAGAGTCACGCTGGCAGGAAACCAAAGAGGCACTACTTGAAGGCCTTCAAGGAACTCGTCGTACGGTGATGGCAACAACTCTGGAAAATACCCGCAAGTATTTGTCGGAGTCAGCCACCGCTGGTGCTACTTCTGCCGGTAACGTCGCAACCCTAAATCGTGTGATCCTTCCAGTGATCAGACGTGTAATGCCAACTGTCATCGCAAATGAACTAGTTGGTGTACAACCAATGACTGGTCCAGTTGGTCAAATCCACACCCTACGTGTTCGCTATGCGGACAGCGCAGGTGGTGTAACAGCTGGTGAAGAAGCATTGAGCCCATTCAAGATCGCTGCTTCATATTCTGGTAATGCTGCTGGTTCTTCATCAACAGCCGCCGCAGGTGCTACAACAGCAGCACTAGAAGGCGTTGCTGGTAAGAAGATGAGCATCCAAATCTTGAAGCAAACAGTAGAAGCAAAGACCCGCAAGCTATCAGCTCGTTGGACTTTTGAAGCTGCTCAAGATGCACAAGCCCAACAAGGCATTGACATCGAAGCAGAAATCATGGCTGCTTTGGCTCAAGAAATCACTGCTGAAATCGACCAAGAAGTTCTAGGTTCACTACGTAACCTAGCTGGTACAGGATCAGAAACATACGACCAGACCGCTGTGTCAGGTACTGCTACATTCGTTGGTGACGAACATGCTGCCCTAGCTGTTCTAATCAATCGTCAAGCAAACCTAATCGCTCAGCGTACACGTCGTGGTGCTGGTAACTACGCTGTAGTTTCACCATTCGCACTAACAATCCTACAGAGCGCAACAACTTCTGCTTTTGCTCGCACTACAGAAGGCACATTCGAAGCTCCAACAAACACCAAGTTCGTTGGTACTTTGAACAGCGCAATGAAAGTGTACGTAGACGCCTATGCTGCTAACAACGCACCTGTGCTAGTTGGCTACAAGGGCTCAAGTGAAAGTGATGCTCCAGCATTCTACTGCCCATACATCCCATTGATGTCAAGTGGTGTTGTGCTTGATCCAACAACTTTCGAACCAGTCGTGAGCTTCATGACAAGATATGGCTATGTTGAACTAAGCAACACAGCATCATCTCTTGGTAATGCTGCTGACTACTTGGCTCGTGTTGAAATCACAGACACAAGCGTAAGCTTCAAGTAATCAAAAACAGATTCGTCTGTTCGAAAGGCCCTACGGGGCCTTTCTTTTTGACTTAAATATTGATATGGAACAAATTACTACCTGGAAAACTCCGATAGCTGTACAAGAGATAGTCGTTGACGACGGAATATCTTGGGATCTATCTGCTTTTAATAATCTCGACAAACTAGATTTTAAACAGATTAAAACACACGAACCGTTACAGGGCATTTCTAATACTACGTTTAATAGAGATGGCATGACTATAATGGAAACAAACAAATTGGTTTTTACTGGTTTTAATTTTTCTGTCACAGGTAATATACTAGGAATAGAATTAGAAATAAAAGGTCAGCGTTATTCTAGAGTTACTGATCAGATCGTACAGTTACACCTAAATGAACGCATAGGTCAAAACATGAAGCAGTTATCAGATATAAATGAAAATTATTTTTCCTATGGTGGCCCTACTGATCTTTGGCAGGATCAAAATCATCTTAGCAATCTTACAGCAGCTAAAATTAATGATCCATTATTTGGAATCATGCTACAATTTAGAAGCCATCCGCATTTTCCTCATAGAGACACAGCTTATGTCGACCAACTGAGAATGCGTGTTTACTATGACGACGGCGCTTGATCAACCAAGAGATTTTAAAGAAATAAGAGATCGTATAAACGACTGGCGCAGACGCTTTCCTATGTTTAACCATGATGTTAAACGGATAGAACGAATAGTAGAAAATCATATACAAGAATACAGCACAGCGTTAGTCTATTATAGACAGACCAAGCAGAAAAAATATCTAGAACAAGCACAAAATCACATAGATGAGATAGACAGAGTGATTAATACTGTGGAAAAAGTACAGTTGATAGCATTGTTAGCCCGTAGATAAATAAAGTATCTAAGTTTATTATGCGGCACCCACCGCGTAGACCTAGAACGTCAACATAAGGAGAAAACAAATGGGACGTCCAGTAAAAAAGATTAATTTTGGTACAGCGGCAGGATCAGATTCAGGTATTTTGGTATCTGCTATGAAAACTAGCACAGCTCGTACTAGCTACATCGTAGCACAACGTGGTTCAAACAAATACGATGTATACAATGCTACAGACGGTACATTCCGTGTAACACTAGCAGAAGGTACAAGTTTTGCTGCCGACACAGCAGGAACAGCAGTCATGGTAGGTTACAGAGATCCGGGTAATGATGCTACAAGAGTTACTATAAAGAAACTAACAGCTCGCATCATGACAGGTTTTGATGGCACACGCTACAGATGGGCACTAGTAAATGATTCATCATCTGACTACATCCAATTGTATGTCAAGGCTAACGGTACAACCGACTACGTATAATTAGGAATCAATAATGAGTCAGGTAATCCAGACTAACGGCGACTACAAGATCAAGACGCCCAATGCTAACAAGATCACATTCGTTACCTCAGAAGTAAACGTAGTAGGGAATCTTGTAGTAACGGGTAATACTGTATCTGTAGATGTCGCTAATCTTTCGATCCAAGATAATATCATACGATTGAACAAAGGTGAAACCGGTAATGGTGTTACCAAGATAGTGTCTGGACTTGAAATAGATAGGGGGTTTGTATCTCCAGGAGTAGCAAACCCTCTACCTTCATTCCTATATAATGAAACTAACAACGATTGGGAAATCATTGAAAGTTTTGGTGGCATAGCTAAAAGCTATGTCAATAGTAAAATAAAAGTAAGAAAGGTCGTGACAGATCCTGGCACTGACGGTGGAGATCTAACACTGATAGGATCAGGAACAGGTGTTGTTAAAGTTACAGGTATTTCTAACTATGAATCAAGAGTAACCGCAGACGATCACATACCAAATAAAAGATTCGTAGATCTAGCTATCAGAAACAGAGAACCTGACAACGAAATCAAGAGAGACAATACTTACGTTATCGTAAAAGATACTGCCGGTGGCGCAGTTGGTATAGCTGTTATGGGCATCTCTAATGCCATAATCAACAATCAAGGTCTTAACTATGTTGTCGGAGATGTTATTTCTATAGTAGGCGGTACTGCTCAATTAACAGCCAATGCAACAGTCACAGGAGTTGATGGTACTGGCAAGATAACATCATTCAATCTTACTGTTCCAGGAAGATACACAGTTTTACCACCATCAAATAACAACGTAGCCACTATCACAAATAGTCTCAACGGAGCAGGTGCTACTCTAGATTTAAGATGGGAAGTGATAGCTGTTGATATTATCAGTGGCGGTAGTGATTATGCATCTGCTACAGTCACTATAAGCACAGGAGCTCTAGGACCAGGTAGTACCGCTACAGGTACAGTGACAGTGGATACAAACCCATCGTCACCGACAGCAGGACAAATAACAGCAGTCACTATATTACCCGGCGATAGGGGCACATATTATACAGTGCCTACAGTTACATTTTCCGCAGGACTTAATACAGCACTGACAGAAAGTTTAGCACAAGTAGTAGTTGACAATGTTATCTCAACTACTTTCTACAAAAATAGGATAGAGTTAGGCGCATTAGAAATATCAAATAATATTATTTCTAATAACAACAGCAATACTAACATAATTTTTAGACCACAAGGTACAGGTAAAACTGAATTTCAAACACCGTTACAGATCAATGATATAGATGTAGTGCCATCTTATGTCAATGCTTCTTCTGTATTATATTCTTTCGATGCTGGTGATTCGTCTAATACATTCAGTCCTGGTGGTACAGCTTTGTATTATAACAACAGGACGCAGACTTTGTATTGGCAGAGTTACATGACTAATCATCCACATCCTGTAGAATATAATCTTAGCAATCTGTCACTGTATCCTGTCAAGAATGAATTAATAAGTAAACAAAAAGCACTGGCTATGAGCATGATATTTTAAGGATCGAAGATGATAGTAAACACACAACTAACAACTAGCACAGCATCACTTTTTACAGCACCGGGTACTCCGGGTGATATGAACACGCAGAGTGCTATCACTACAATGATCTTTTGTAATACACTCGCACCTAATGCCTCAGACGAAACAGTAAATGCTGTAACTATTGATGTATTTGCTGTAGCATATGGAGCTTCACCAGTTACATTGACTAATAAAATCATCTCTAGCTTGACTATACCGGCTGGTGAAACTTTATTTTTTGATACAGAAAGAATCGTGTTAGCTGCCGGCGATTCTATACAAGCTTCATGTAGTCAAAACAGCGCAGTTGTCGCAACCGTGAGCGTGTTACCAGTATGAAGTTTTTAAAAACAAAAACACTTTCTAAGTTTAGTTCTAATGATCGAGCAGTCATAGTATATCCTAACGACGTCGGTACAGGCAACAGAGTAGTGTTTAATGCTACTGGATCAGTCATGTTGCCTAAAGGCACGACCAGCAATAGACCAAAAACGACTGGAGTTAGACAGCCCACTGATGCTAATGGTTCTTTGAGATATAACACTTCGGCTGCTGTTTCTAATCCAGCAGGAG